ACGTCCGCAGGGTTGGCTGCGTTAGTTGAGAAGAAATAGCCTAGCTGGTCGTCAAGAGACATCCAGTCGAGGGCGGCGTTTTCAGAAGGATTGCGGAACGCGCTGAGGGGTGTTGGCGCGGTGGGCGGCGTATACGACGGAGGGACACGCATGTCGCCAGCTAGTGCAGCAATGTTTTCAGGACTTAAGCCGGCGCTGACTGCTTTATTGCGCAGATTTGGATCAAGTGTGCTGACCATACCGCCGGGCGTGTCAGGTATAAAGCCAGTGTCTTGCGGCACTTGAACAACATTGCCTTTTTCATCCAAGACATACTTGTTGGCACCTCTGACAAACATGTCTGCGACGGGGTCGTAGACTGGCGCAGGGGTCGGAGTTGGCGTAGGTGCTGGCGCAGGGACTGGTGCAGGCGCAGGGATTTGCTGCGCTGGCATAACTTGCGGCGCTCGCATGCCCATAATAGGCGGCGCAGTGGGCGCTGTTGTCGGGAACAGCACAGTTTCTGGAAGGGGCGTGTTTTCCGCCATGAAAGGAGGCACCCCGTAAGGATTAAAACTCTGGCCCGGAATGTACACCATTATCCTGCACCTTCAAGCATCGGGTAAGCGCGCATAGCCCAATCGCGCCAGTCCGTGAATTGATAAGGATCAGGAAGGACGCGCTGCGTAAAAGGGGACGCGCGTACAAGTCCAACCGCCCAGTCTTGCCAACTCTCAGGATCGTCCAAACGTCCGAAATCCCAAGTGTCGCTAGAGGACAGAACTACACTATCCGCCCAGTCAAGTAAACTCATGCCGCGTGGATCTATCGACATCAGCCTATCGTAGTCCCGTCACCAGAACGCACGTGCGCAAGAACAAGACCCATTTGGTAGTCTCCATTGATCGTGTTGCTTTCAAACTTGAAACGCAATTCGCGTCGTTGATCTTTTATATATACGACTTGATCTTGAGGGGTGAGAGGCGTGTCGGGGAAGAACAGCCTCTCTCCAGTAACTTGCGGAGCGCGGGCGTTTGCGCGCCCTGTAACCTGCACACTCATGTCGCCGGTCTGTACGAAATCGGGCTCCAGCATCAGAACTTGCAGCGCTCTGTTAGTCGCGCCATTTGCCGCCAGAGATATCGGCGCAGTCTCAAAGAAGCTCTGCACTGGCGACACCTGTTCGCCGTCAACTACGTCAACGCCGACCTCATGTACCCACAGTTTATATGGCTCCACGAAAGATAGATTAAACGTTGCGCCCGAGCCGGTGCCGCCTGATGTGCTGGCGGGGTTAGTGGGAAGCGTAGTGTACGAGCCGGCATTGCTTATGGAAGCTGTTAAAACAGCGCCGCCTCCGTCTACCGTGTCGACGGTCAACTCGGCATCTATGAGTGCTGTTCCTCCAGAAATCGACAGAACGTCTCCCGCAACGTAACCGCTTCCTCCGGCGGAGACCGTGAAGCTGTCCAAGGTGGAGTCTTGCGGATCCACGCCGGTTAAAAGTGGCTTTTGGAAAACAGTGGGGCTGATAGCCGCGCCGCGCCCACTATCGGGAAGGGCAGTGTCGTACCACGTGTTTTCGCGCACATTATATACGACGGCGTGGTTTGGCTCGGCGCTAGAGCCTTTGGGGAAACACCACCAGATCTCACCGTAGCGTGGGATCTTGTACGCAAAGACTTTCTGCCTCTGCTCCTCGTTTAGATTGTCAAAAAAGAAGTTTAAGTTCAATGTGTTAGGAACTTCACGCACAACACCGTTAAACATTAAGAAGCGGTCTGTGCCCGCCCAATAATAGACGCCGTCGTACTCAATCACGCTGTTTGACGACAAGATTGACGATTGCGTCGACAGTGTGTCGAAGCTGAACACTGCTGTCCCGCCCACATAGCTTCCTCGGACAAGGCTGTCTGCCGACCAGAATAGGCCCGACGGCGCATTGCTGGGACCGCCGCGAAGCGGAAGCGCCCGCACTATTTTCTGGGAAGTTATGTATGCGTTGCCCGCTCCGCTTCCGGTGTAGTCCGCAGGGGCGTTAGGCACCGACCAAGCCACATAGCCATCTGCGCCATAGACGAAAGTGTAGGGCGCTAGCGACACTACGCCTCCCGTTGCGTCAAAATTAGCCGGTACGGCTGAAACAGCTGTTAGCGCCGCGGTGCCTAGCAAGTCGCCCGTGAACAGCGCACCGCCTGCAGTGTTGCATATGCAGCCTAAGTTTGGCGCTACTTGGGCGACAATTTGGTTGCCGTTAGTGGTGTCGTACGCGGCCGCAAACTGCCACATGTTGCTATCGTTGGCGGTGAAGCCTGACGTAGGTGTGCGATCGCTTATGACGCTAGTGTTGAACGCACCGTCGATATAAAGGCGCTCCAACTTGTTTGCGGATCCAGCGTGTAGATATGTGCGCTCGTCTTGGGTGTACTCGTGCAGTTGGCGCACGATCTCTTCCACGTACTTGTTGATAGAGCGGTAGCCGCCCATCTTGCGTGGGAGGCCGCGCTGGAAGCGCACCCAACGCCCGTCTGTGTAAAACGGATTGGCAAGAGCGGTGCCGTCGCGAGCGATCCCCGCCTGCGATTGAATGCGGATGATCTCTTCCGGCACGTTAGAATACTCCGCCGTCTACGGTCCCTGCTTGCGCGATACCGAGTGCCGTCCAAGCATCTGCTTGCGTAGACGCAGTAAAGAGGGCTATGCCTACACTCGTACCTCCAAGATTGATCCGTGCGCCGGAAGCCGAGGTAGCTCCAGTACCGCCGTCAGCTATGCCAACCGGCGTGGACACACCGCTAGACGTATCGGCATCTACGACGTTGCTGCCATTGCTGTAGAGAATAGCGCGTTGGTTTTGCCCAACAGATACCGGCGTTACTTGCGATGGCGTTTTTACAGACAGGGTGTAAGAACCGGTGGTAAGGTTACTAACCCAATACTGCTGTATCGTTGGCGGAACGATAATCACTGCGTCGGACGTCAGGGTGCCCACGAACTCGTATGCAATTCGGTTCAACTCAGAACCAGAAAGCGTGTAGTTGCCCCCGGTTACCGCTACAGATGTGTAGTCAAACGCAAAGACAGCGCGCTGGCCGAGCCCGATCGTATACCAGCCGAGACCGTCACTAACAATTACGGCACTGTCCTCGGGCTGCAGCGTTATGTTAGCGCCGCCGTTTATCAGATCGGTGCCGTCTGCGTCTATTGTCAAAGTGCCGGTTCCGGCGTTGCGCACGTTAAAGAACCAGCCATCTCCAACTACAGAAGCCGAGGGGAGGGAAAGCGTTCCGCTGCTGCCCGTCCACACATACATCTTGGCTCGATCGGACGCGCCTGCCGTGTAGTTAGAAGCAAAAGTGTCGACTTGGTATTGCTGCGCGAGGGTGGAGCCTGTGGCAGTAAGACCGGATCCCGCGAGGCTAGAAGCTTGGGCGTTTGCCGTCGCGGCACCAAAGCGATACGAGCGCCACGTGCCTGCTGCCGTGCTGTTATCGGTCAGATACAGCTCCCACTGCGCCCCCGAAGAGATGCTAAGCAGCGTACCGCCTGCGCTATTCTTAACGGTTACAGTCGCCGCGCCGACGTTGTTGAACAGGATGGTCTGCCCTACGCCCGTCTCGTCTGCAGGAGGCATTGTAATGCTCTGTGCACTAGCAGCCGATACGTCAATTATGCGGGCGACAACGTTCCCAGTAGCCGCACTTTCAATAGGCCAGCTAAGCGTAATGTCGCTGGTTAGTGTGTAAGACTTATAGGATACGTCTGAAGGGTAGATGGTGTTTCCGCCAAACACCTGTGTGTAGGTCATTTACGCCTCCTTGCGCACGGAGGCGCGATCTAAGATTTTGCCGATATCTTCACCATTAAGAGAGGCAGCTGCGCGGTCGTACATTTGCTGCCACACGGCTATGCGCTCGTCATTCTTGAGGAAAGGCGTCGCTTCTAGCAACGTGCCGTAAAGCAGAAGCTGCGGCGCGTATTCCGTCATCCAATTTGTCTGCAGGCTGTCGTTTAGAAGCGGAGGCAGCTCGTAATAGACGACCTCCATGGGGTATTCTGCGTCCGGCGTGGGAGCCAAAAGCCAGTGATCGTAGTCATAATCTGCATAAAACTCTGGCTGAGATGTCGCGGTGGCGTCCGGCCAATAGCTGCGTATGTACTCGTACGAACGCCCGAAAAGCGTCTTGCGTGTATTGTTTCCAGAGCCGGTGCCGATGTTCATAGATACCACGTCGCGCCAGCGATCGGGCTTTGGGTATACTGACTGGCCTGTTGTAAGGGTGGAAGTTACGACGTTAATAAAGCCCTGAACTTTGAGTTCGCGGGCGATGCGTCTCTCAGCAAGATTGATAAGACGAGGTATCTGCTCGTATACGATCGGGTCTGTAACTGCCGAAGCGCCACGCTCAAGATAGCGCCGGACGTCCTGCTGGAGCGTAGTGAAGGTCATCGTCGTAGACATAGCGGGCCCCTTATATCACTTTTTGTCGATCTGCACAGCCGCCCGCCAAGCCTCAATCGTCAAGCGGTGCTTTACACTACATTCCATGTAACGAGCGATTAATTGGCTTTCCCACAACGCCCGCTCCGGATCAATCAGCGGGTCAGGCACATTGTCGAGTGGGCGGCAGTTACTCTCTAGGTTCGCCGGAGGCGGCGGCATTGGCGTTATCGATACCGCCTTGGAGCACCCCGACAACATTATCAGGAGCAGCGCAGCTAGGGGCAGGAGCAGGAACTTCCCGATAAATCTCGCGTATGCTCGTTCCTCGGCTGGCTCCCAGCCCATCGGCATAATCTCTGAGGTTCTCATAGGCTCTGGCTTTTTGTTCCAGTTCATTCTGCATCTCCTGCTGCCGCTCTGCCGCCTCTTCCAAGGCGTTTGCAAGTGCAGCGTCACATTGCCAATCCCGTATCTTGTAGCCTGCTGCTAAACTAGCAAGCAAAGCTGCACCAGCGATGTAGGGCATGAATGGTCTAAGTATCATGTTTCTTGCCGATCCTAAATCCGCGCCCACTTTCGAAGTGAGCGATAGCATCTGACCTATCAATTTCGAACCAAGTGATATATTCTACCCTATCAGTTTCGCCTGTCCGAAGTTTGTATGCCTTTTCCAGACGCTCGATTTGGCGCTCGTCCATATCTTCTCTAGGCCAGACCCCCTGCGTCCAACTCATTCTACACCTTTAATCTTGCCCCATTCACGGACACCAAAAGCCGTAGCACAAGCCGTGATAACCGCAGCCCAGCCCATCAACTCGACAGGCTCTTGTTTGAGTAAAGGAATGATGACGCCATTAACAGCGACACTGGCCGCAATACCTACGCAGGTTAGCGGCCTCCACCAGACACGTATTGCTTCACGAACTTTTCCAAACATACAGCCACATACCACATCACGACAAAACCGAACACCCAGACCGAACCAGTGCAGACAACAAACACCGCCGCAAAGATCGGCGGCAGGATCACTCCTTCGCCATGCGGAGCGCCACTTGCTCCACCTCGTCTACTCTGCGGGTCCAACCCCTACCAAATACGTTAAAGTGACGTAGTTTGCGGTAATACTGATGTCGAAGATCCGAATACCCTCGAATCATCTCGTCCAGACCCAATGTAGAACGCTTGTCCTTTAGTGCCTGCATTGTCTTAGGACCGATGATGCCATCAGGTTTAGCGCCCACAAGCATCTGGAAATATCGCTTCGCTCGATTGGGTCCAGCGTTCACCCCGAAATCAAACACG